GACCTGCGCCGGGAGCAAACCGAAAAGGAAATTACGCAGCTCCTCGTGCAGCAGGAGGAAAGCCGCAAGCGCGCTGCCGTACAGTCGAACATCGTCGCACAAGACAAACGCGGCATCGCGGCCGTCGAAGCCTTGAACAAATCCCTGGACGAAACGGCGCCTAAGACTGACAAGCTAGCCAAGCGTTTTGCGGAGATCGATAAGCAGGTCGCGGCCGCTGCAAAACGTGGTGTGCAATATAGCGAAGCCCAAGTCGCCCAGTTGCGCAAAGCCGCTGAAGAACAATTCAAAGCGGACAAGCCGAAGCCTGTTCGTGAAGACGCCGGCCAGAAGATGCTTGACAGCCTGCGCCAGCAAGCCGCCGCACTTCAGCTCCAGTCTGAAACCAACGAGAAGCTTGGCGTTCAGGCGCAAGCACTCGCGAAGTTCCAGCAAGAAATTGCCGACATCAAGTCGAAACAGATTCAGACCGCTGACCAGAAGTCGCTGCTCGCCAGCGAAGCGCTGATCACAGCGCAGTTGAAGCGCAACGTGGCTTTGGAGCAGGAAGTCGCGGCACGCAAACAGGCGACAGCCGAAGCAGGCAAGCTCGCTGCGTTCCAGGAGAACCAAGCGTCGAAGCTCAGCACCGCACAGGAAGGCCTAGACTCGCAACTGGCAGGACTCGGCTCCGGCGAGAAGCTGCGCGAACGTCTGAAAGAAGACCTGGCGATCCGTAAGGAATATCAGTCCGAAGTCGACAAACTGAACAAGCAGTTCAACACCGGACAAATCAGCGAAGATCTTTACACCCAAGAGACTGCGATCCTCGAGGAGAACCTGGCATCGCGCCTAGTGATGCAGCAGGACTACTACAACCAACTGGATGAAGCGCAGGGTTCGTTCTTCCTCGGCGCGTCCGAAGGTTGGGCAAACTGGGCTGAGGAGGCTACAAACTTCAGTGCGCAAGCTGCAGAAATGGTCACCGGTACGCTTGACACTCTGAGCGACGGCCTAGCGGAAAGCTTCATGTCGATCCTTGACGGCACTAAGTCGGTAGGGGAAGCGTTCTCGGATCTCGGAAGAACCATGGTGCAAGCCGTGGTAGGCGCCCTGGTCAAGATGGCGGCTCAGTGGCTCGTGTACCAAGCCGTGCAGCTCTTGGTAGGCTCTACCGCATCCGCGGCGTCTATCGCCCAAGCCGGTATCACCGGTACGGCTATCGCCACCGCCTACGCTCCCGCGGCTGCTTTGGCTTCTATCGCCACTTTAGGCGGCGCGGCCATTCCCGCTACTGCCGCCATCCTCTCCACTACAGCAGTGGCAGAAGGCGTAGCGCTGGCCGGCATGGCGCACGACGGTATCGACGCCGTACCGCAGACAGGCACTTGGCTCCTACAGAAAGGGGAACGCGTTACCACCGCTCAGACCAGCGCCAAACTGGACAAAACCTTGAACGACATCAAATCCCCAACCGGAACAGGCAACACTACGGTAAACTTGATCGAAGACGCATCGCGCGCCGGACAATCGGAAGAGCGGACTGGCGACCAGGGGGAGAAGATGATCGATGTTTTCGTAGCGGACTTGCTGGGCGATGGGCGCACCGCTGACGCGATGAACCGTAAGTTCGGTTTGCAGACGGCGGGCCGCTGATGCCGATTCCAGCCTACCCGGAAGGGCTGCCGTGCCCACTGCGCGAGAGTTACGGGTTTACGCCGGTCAATAACATCCGCCGCACTCCGATGGACAGCGGACGGGCGCGCCAGCGGATTGAATTCCGCAACGTTCCGACCATGGTTTCGCTACGCTGGACGATGACTTCGCCGCAGGCGTCGCTGTTCGAGGCTTGGGCTGCGCAGGTTGTAGGCGCAGGATGGTTCACGCTGAACGTCCTGACGCCTTTGGGCTTCGAAGATCAAGAGGTACGGTTCACTGAGACACCGGTTGGAGGAGAGCTAACAGGTAAATTCCTTTGGCGCTATAGCGTAACTTGTGAAGTAAGGAATAGACCTTTGCTAGATCCAGGGTGGGCCGAGATATTGCCTGATTACATTTTGTACGCTGACATCTTTGATTACGCGATGAATCGCGAGTGGCCTTTGAACCCTTGGCAGGTCTACATCGAAGCCATGGATACAGCAATTAACGAGGACTGGCCGCAGCCATGAGTAATTACAATACGATGAATCCGGTCCCTTCGACCGACCCCCGAGACCTCGACGACAACGCGACGGTGTTCGATCTGTTGCTTCAGTCTTCCGCTGCGAGCGTGCCTGACCGCCTGGGGGTTCAGCGCAAGACGTGGGCGCAGATGGAGGAGGACGCGGCGGCGCTTGTTTCGCCGAACGTCGCTTCGCTCGCCAGTTTGACCCTATCAGCGAACAAGGGGCTGTATGCCGCTGGCGCGAACACTCTCGCGACCTACGACCTTTCAGCACTAGGTAGAACGCTCGGGGGTATTGCAAACGCTGCCGCAGGTCGCACGGCATTGGCGGCAGCCAGCTCCGGCGCTAACAGCGACATCACGAGCCTTACAGGGTTGACTACAGCGCTGAGTATCGCGCAGGGCGGTACCGGAAACGTTACCGGGCTCGCTGCGGCAGCAACTGCTCTAGCCGCGTCCCGCAGCATATCGACCACGGGGGACGCAACGTGGTCCGTTAACTTCGACGGTACAGCCAACGCAACGGCGGCAATTACCCTTGCCGCGTCAGGTGTTGGGGCGGGGACATACGGCTCGGTTACGGTTAACGCCAAGGGGCTTGTTACATCTGCCTCAACCATTACGCCCGTAGCAAACGGAGGCACCGGCCTGGCCGCACAAACCTTTACGAACTTAACCTTGCAGAATGGATGGACTATAGCAGGGACTAGGAGGGCGGCAGTCCGGTTGATTATGGATAATGTACAGCTGGAACTCCAGATCACCGGGGGTACGGCGACAAACGGAACCGTTTTGGCTACTCTTCCCGTAGGTTTCCGCCCGTCTATCTCTATGACTATCCCTGTGATTAGCGGCCCTAACACCGCGCTAAGCACTTCGGTTACCCCGCCTTATATCGCCATTACCCCCGCCGGGGATATTTCGTGTAACAACTGTTCTAGCGCGTCCGGTATTTTCGTGGTAACCCTCTTTTCGCTTCTATAAGGCAGACTTAAACAAATGACCAACACCTACGACACCTCAGGTCTGCCCCTAGGCACCACATCACCGAAAGCGCTGTATAACAACGCTTCGAATTTTGACGACGCGATGAACGGTGATGGCCCCTCGTGGACTGACCGCTTCGGAAAACGTCGCGAGACGTGGACCGGCATGCAGAACATGGTTGCCGATTTCCTGACGGCCATGGGTTTCGAGGCTACTCACCTGACGTACGTGGACAGTTCTCCTCTTACGGTTCTTCGGCCAACACAGCTGATTGATCGAGCAGGCTCTGTCTACAAGGTGAAACAGCCTGCGAGCTTCCCGGTAAACCTAACAGGAACATGGGCGACTGATGCGCTTCTACTGGTAGATGTGGGCGATGGAGCGCTGCGGGATCTTCTCGCGCAACCTGACGGATCGTATTACGTCGGCTTTATCCAGTCGGGAACTGGCGCGGTAGCGCGAACCTCTCTCAGCAAGATGCGAGACGTTGTGTCCATCCTTGATTTTGGGGGCGTCGGGGATGGCGTGTTCGATAACTATGCAGCTATGCAGGCGGCGCATGCCGCGCACCCAGTGGTTTATTATCCAGCCGGCACATGGAAATGTAACGGGCAAGTCACGGTAACTGGCAAGTTCGGCATCTTGGGAGATGGGGCTAATATCACCCGCATCTCCTTCTCAAGCGCCTCTCAAGGTTTCAGCGTGGTGCAGACCAACGCCACTGACGGCTTTAACGTCAACCATGCGACATTCCTCACTGACGATACTACTAGCGCTTTTACCGGCCTTCTTATCGACGGCAGCCCGCAGATTGGGCCTATCTTTGACGGGTTCCGCTACATCTTGGCCAACCGAAATTTCTTCCGAGGATCTATCAGTAACGTAGTGTTCTCGGGCACCACTAACGCGGCTGCGTGGGGCGTTGGGCTACATCTTAAATCCGTCATGAACTTCACTTTAGAGAACTTCACCTACACTGGCCTAGTGCCGGCAGTCGCTGGGGATCTCGTAGGGGTCGCTATCCTGCTTAATGGCGACGGCGCCCCTACCGATATGCGCCT